TTATTAGTAAAGGCTAAACTCGGATGACTGGACAAACCAGAACAGAAGATAAATTACTTATCAGCGACAGCGTCTGACTGTTCCTCGTAGAAAAGTGAGGGAGGTAGATTATCTTTTGTCAAGAGAACAAAAGCATTCTGTCCGAACATCATACTGAAGTTTCTAAGGGCAACGCCCTCTTGAATTTTCGAGTAATATCGAGCTTTAGCGACCATTTCTGATCGTTTAAAGTCTAAGTTCATAATAGAAAGCTGAGGTATCTCTTTGGATAGAGTTGCAAGCAACTCAATTGACTCAAAGTAATCTGCTTCCCCACTCGGAAGTAAGTCTCTAAGTTTTAGATACTTATTACCGATTGCGAAGGGATAGGTGAATGCGTCGTAGATAAACGCCCAGAAACCGGGGTTAATCGGTTTCATAAGGGTTTCTAGAACCCTTAACGTTGGGCTTCCTGATACCACCATGTGCAATCCTCCTAATAAGAGGTTGCGCAGTGGCACCAGTGAAGATAAGGCTTCTGTTCTTAGATCAGTTATGATTAACGATATTATCGTTTCTCGTAACGGACCTATCAACGCTCCTCCTTGTGTCAATACAGTCACGGGGTGATGTAATTTATTACTTACCTCGTCTGTATATCCTGACAAAGGGGAAGATAGACCAAGAAGCTGCCAGATAACTAGTTGGAGATATCCAACCAGAGTAGCTCTTGTAGCTAGTCCGGATGGTGTATCTTTTACTAGATCTAGAATCTCGTTAGGAAAAGTTCAAACATTACCAAATGAAGCTAAAAATAGCTGAGGGAACATGTAAGCACTTCTTGTAGCTGACAGGACTGCACCAGCCCCAATTGGGGAAAGGTTGCATCCTGGGCCACGTAAAGTTTTAGCAAATTCGGTGAACCTGTTAGAAATAACAGATTTACCAAGACTAATACTTACACCAAGTGATTCCATAATCTCCAAGTATTCTGCCGCTACATTGTTATGATTGATGATAAAATCATCTCCTAAAACAGCATAGTTCACTGCGTCAGTTAGACGCAATGAAGCGTTAGTGGCTGCAACATGTACAATAACATGGTGAGTTAACGCAAGCATAGCCCAAGAAGAATATGCACCCATTGGTTGTCCAACGGCATATCTCACTTCTAGCGGAGCCTCTTCGATAGTATCAAAGGGAGCCGCATATGGGAAGTTTAAAATATCCTGCCAGAGATTACCAGGTAATCCAGCAACGATAAGAATATCCTTCTGCAATTCGATAGGTAATCTATCTGTGGCGGCACTCAAATCAAAACCACTCATAAGATGGTTCGAAGAATAATTTTCTAAGAACTGGTCAAATGATTGTTTCTGATTGAATGTCCCATCAGTTGGAACAGTCTCAAGGAATCGGAATATAGAAGTATGTAGTCCTTTAAAGGCGGATTGAATCCACCAATTAACGGAAGCTACAACTCGAGCTTTACCAGCTTGGTCATAAACTACCGACAGTTTTCCGTTGTATAGTTGATCTCGTTGACCCTTACCTTTACCCACTGAAATTCTTAAAAAGGATGTTATTTTGGTTACATAACCGAATAACGTTGAGTTTCTAGAAGCTAAACGCTCTATCAACCCAACTCCGTAGATAAAGGAGAGATAAACAGGACCGAACAATACAATATGCAGCAATAAAATTGCTGTATAAAAGTAGGTACCCTGATAGAACAACATCCAAACTAAAAGGCTAAACAAGACCTTAGGCTCATGTAAAAGAGCCAAAGCATCAAGTGAAGCACCTAGAGCGGATATTGCACCATTAGGACCTGCTTTCGTAGATCTGTGGGGAGTAAATTTTCCAACGGTAAGCCGAGGTACTTTATACCCAATTCCCGAGATTAAACCTAATCTTCGAAGCGCAACCATAAGCGTCGAACTTTCTAACGTTTTCACTGTCCCTCCGAAAGGAGCGGTAACAGTATTAAGCGTTGGAGTTACTTTCGTCTTAAAGGTTCTGAAGATAGTCATTACTGTTAGTATTCCTACTACGTCCTTTTGTAATCTTGGATCCATTTTGGGTCCAACTACAGGAGGATATATAGCAAGGATACTATCCTCTATACCGTGACCATTAGCATCAACAGTCTGGAGCTCTTGCATTGCAAGAACCAGGATCTGTCGAAGTTTTGGTGGCAGTATAGTAGGCAATCCAGTACTGTCTCTTCTCACAAGAAGTGATCCTTTTATCCCGTAAGGAGGTTTAACCTCCGGGTGACCACTAAGTGCTCGAACAGTCAGTCTGTAAGCTTCTTTCAAATAGGCAAACGCCCATGTTGAAGAACTGCTCAGAATGATTTTCTCGACTCTTCGCAAGAAAAGATTCATGTCCTGTCTGATTTGTTTATTTCCAATCATCCAACAAACTACATTGACGAATCTTCTGAATTCTCCAACAAATTTAGGGTTCTGATACTTAGTATCTTTACCTCTTTGTCGGATTATTTTTGAAGTAGTCTCTTTGATCCATCTCTTACCTTCATGAGATTTGGAAATACCATCATTCCAAGTTGGCAGTTTTGCCACCTTAGATAGCTGGTTATTTACCTCATCCATGATAGATAAAAGATTATGATTAAAGATATGCAGTTTGCTTAGAAAATTGTTAAATATACTTTTCATAGCAGAGCATGTTAAAATTAAAAAGGTTGCAAGAGCTAACTATCGACATTAGGTTTATCTAATCGCTTGTAGGCCCTTTCGAGCTTTCCTTACTTTCGACTCACTTAGATTTTAAATCTTGTGATAGAATTGGTCCTGCCAGTACGAAGTGACAGTCTGCCTTTTTCGGCAGTACTCTGGAGCTTTATACTTGATGTAGGCCCGTTTGGATTTCTCCAAGATCTTACGGCGAGACGGATATTTAACCTTGGTTCGGTAAGTCAGCTCGAGATGTACTGGTTACTAAAATTACCGTACAACTCCGCACTTATTACTCTTTTCTAGCACTATGCAAGCATAGCACTCCATGAAGATTTACATGGTCAGCTGCACCGTCTCATTCCAAGTGAGCATGCTCAGAAGGAGACTGACTTCCAGTTACATAAGTAACAGTCTGGCGGGGGAAACGCAGCAACATTAGTTGCCCGTAACCCACTCTCAGAGGAAGAATAATTCATTAATTCAACAACAGTAACAGTGATCAGATACTTAGAGACATTGAAGTCCTTGGCGTGGTCCTAGCACGAGAATTGTTAGATGTTATCTCAGTAATTTCATATACTTCATTAGTAGTGGGAGAACGGGGTCCTAACGGTTACCGGCTTTAGGC